CATAAAATATATTAGCTACCTCTCCTGTTTCCCCACCTCTAAAACAATCAGACACCCAAAACTTGCCTTTCCTATACCATTCTACCACTTCTATCCAATCTCCTACCTTTGGTATTTTATATCTTCGACCTAACTCCTCCAAAGATGGTATTTCAACTTTCATCATCCCTCCTTATAATTTTGACTTTATCTTTTCCCCAAAAAACAATATATTTCCTATCATGTTTATGAAAATATACATCCATTTCATAAATATCACTTACTTCCTCATAAATTACACTAACCACCTCCCCTCGATCCCCATCTTCAAAATATTCAGCTATATCTTCATATTCCCTATCCCACTTTACCACTTCTATCCAATCTCCTACCTTTGGTGATGTATATTTATTATATAAAGCCTCTAAAGATGGTATTTCAACTTTCATCATCCCTCCTTATAATTTTGACTTTATCTTTTCCCCAAAAAACAATATAAATACCTTTGTTTCCAATCCATAAACTATATTTTTTTCAATAAAAGATACAATTAATACCTTTCCCATATCCCCATCTCTAAAACATTTATCTACCGAAGCATATTCCCTATTCCATCTTACCACTTCTATCCAATCTCCTACTTTTGGTAATGTATATTTATTATATAAAGCCTCTAAAGATGGTATTTCAACTTTCATTAACATCTCCTATACTATAATTTTTTAATAACCATTCTTCAACTCTCCTTTTATCATGAATATTATTATCAATTATCCATTTAACCCCTCTTTTTATAATTATCCCTATTACTGGAGAAGGTGATATATGCAAAACATCTTTAACAATATCCCCATTTAATATTTTTTTAATCTCTGAACGTACACTTTCTATTGTTATATTCCTCTTTTCCTTATTTAATTTTTCCATTGACAACAACCACTTAAAAGGTACTCTTCCTCTGCATACTTCATCAGCATAAGCCACCTCCTTTAACTTATTTATTTCTCCTTCTGCCATCAATCCCGCAATCCTACTATTCTTCATCTTTGGAATATCAAAAAAAGCCATATGATTTTTAACTAAATATATTATCTCTTTCTGCTCCTTATTAGACACATTATATCTACGACATATTTTTTGAACTATTCCTACAGAAGCATTTTCATGATTATTATAAGTATGTCTTCCCTTTTGCAACTTATATGTTTCTATTTTCCCAATATCATGAAACAAAATACCCATATTCACCAAAGGATCACTTCCTTTATACCTTTTAAGAGCTTCCATAGTATGATAAAAAACACCTCCTCCTGAATAATAACTTTTATCATATGGAAAAGAACGCATTAATTTAACTTCCCAAAAAAGCGGAGCTAACAATCCTAAATCATCCATCATTTGAATTCCTCTAGCAAATTTCCTGCCTTCCATACTTGCCATCTTCTTAAATTCCTCCCACACTCTTTCTGGAAAAGCAGAAAAAACCAACATTCCTTTTGCTGCTTCCCATGTTTCCTTTTCTATTTTAAAATCAAATAAAGTTGCAAATCTAATCATCCTTAATAATCTAATTTTATCCTCCAAAAACCTATTCCAAGGATCTCCTACTGTTCTTATAATTTTATTTTTAATGTTTTTTTCCCCTCCATATATATCAATTATTTGTCTATTTGACCTCATAAGCATCGCATTAATTGTAAAATCTCTATGTTTTAAATCATCCCATACAGAAATAATTTCCCCATTTGTAATTGGTGATTGTTTATATTTCCCATCTTTTCTATACTCAGCAATTTCAAATATATACCCCTCAAAAACTACATATGTTAAACCTTTCTCTCTAGCCCTTTTATTATCATATGTTTCAAACATCTTTTCCAATTTCCTACTAGGACAGCTTGTAATTAAATCAATTCCCGTATTTTTTGTAGACCTCCCCATCACATAATCTCTTACAAACCCGCCAACAATCCATACAGAATAACCTTCCTTCTCTATTTTTTTCATTAATTTCATTGCCTTTTGAACCATTTAATCCTCCTCTTTATTTCTAAGAAAATATGTCCCTAAAAAGTAAAAAACAATAATAACACACAAGAACACTATAAAATATGTCATTTTATTCCCCTTTTTCATGAAAAAACTCACAAAACAGCCACACATAATGAAATCCTTCATTCACTCTACATCGGACTATATTTAACATCCTCTCTTCTGAAATCCTTCGCACAAGCCGTTTCTCTACCTCCTTTTTACCTACTTTCTCAGCATATTCACAATAAAAACAACATTTACTTCTTTTTGCACCCATAAGATATTTCCTTCTCATTGTACTCGCCCTAAGTTCAGCTAAATCAGCAATTTCAATTTTCATCTTTTATTTTATTCCCTTTTTCTTCATCTATCTCCTTAACAGTTTTTTCACAAATATCACAAACCTTATTTTTCCTTAGAAATTTATTATCACATCTTGGGCAAACCACTATCTCCCAATATCTATACTTCTTTCCTTTTATCTTCATTTTTTCCTTCCTTTATTCCTTTTATTTTTTAACTTCATCCTTTTCATTTAAAAGCTCTTTTTTCCTTTTCTCTTTTTCTTCTTCTATTTGACGCTTTGCCCCTTGCACCCATTCAGAAACACTGTCAAATATACTTATTATAGTATCTAACTCCTCTCTATCCAAAAACTGACCAATTCTTTGAAGCCAAACCCCAGCTCCTACAGCCTCGACTTTCATTTCCGAAAATTCTCTATCATTTATACTCATAATTTTCTCCTATTAATGTAAATTTATATCTTTATTTTTCATTTCCTTCCACATTCTCTCTAACTGTCTTAACTTCTTTAATTCTTTTACTGTATCCCTTACAGACATACACAAACCTTCTTTTGCTATTTCAAGCCTTTTTGATAGTGTCCCTATCAACTCATCATTTATCCCCCACAAAACAAATTCAATAGTATTTCTAATATCTCCCATATAAAAAGGTGCTTCCAACATAACATATTCCTCAGTATCTTTTTTTCTAATCATCCTACCAATATCAGCTATTTCATATGTCTTATCAACATATTCAAGAAAATCCAACAATAACCTCCTTCCAAAAAAAGCAGTAATTACTGTATTAAACTTCCCCCCTCCTTCCATCCTATTAAAATGAATCCACTTCCTGGCTTCAGTGTTCATATTAATTTCTTTTCCCATATTTCCTCCTTTCTTTTTAATGGATTAAAAAACCATTCCTAGATTCTAACATCTTAATTTCACGCACATCCTCTAAAATTTCTCTCATAGTAGCTAACTCTTCATAATTATAAAACAACTTATTATAACCATGACATTTTAATTTTTTTATTTCTACATTATTAAAATAATCTTTAACATAAACCCTTATTTCTTTTTCATTTAATCTATCATAAACCCTTATTTCTTTTTCATTTAACCTCTTTTCATTAATCTTCTCTTGTTGTTTTTCTCCTCCTTTCTCCTTATTATACCTCTCTAACAACTCTTCCATTTTAGTTATAGCCATACTCCCATATCTTACATCTTCCCTATATCCACCCACCTCAACCAAAAAAGAAACCTCCTCTGAATTAAAAATTTCATTTAAGCTACAAAAATAAAAATCTTCACTTCTCCCTTGATAACAATTTCCCAAATCACATCTTTTTCCTTTCCAATAATTCTCATATGTTCCACCATAATAATAACAACACTTTTCTTCCTGTTTATATTTTTTTAGCTCTACCGTTCTAACTAAATCAATTCCCAACTTCAGTGCTCTCTCCATATCCTCTAAATTTACCCATTCCAAAGCTGTATGTGGAGAATAATATCCTGATGAAATATTAACTGATGGGATATATTTAGAAATAAAATCAGCATCACTCCATAACCCCATAGAATCAGAATATTCATATTTTTCCCCCACTTTCTGAATGACTTTCTCTAATTCATCATTCCTACAATAACTCAATATCAAATCATCTTTTCCTTTTCTATCGAAAACAAGACACATATAAGATTTATTTATAAACGGAACATGAACTTTTGTTAATTGACCTCCTGTTTCTTCTCCCACTGTAAAAAGTACTCTTAAAGGAACATCTTCTACTTCCTCTAATATTCTTAAAATTATCCATATCCCACATTTATCATCTCCTCCAACACCAGAAGAATTAGAAAGATTTACTATTTCTTTACCATCCTCAGTCATCATTATTTTATATTTAGGATCCAATTGAAAAACTGTATCCTGATGAGCACTTAATAATATCCCCTTCTTCTTTTGTCTAGCCTTTGCATTACTCACTTCTATAATCCCATTATTATACAAACTAAAAAAATGCCCCCTTTCTCTTAAATATCTTATAAGATAATTGGTCATAGCTCCTTCATTACCAGATGGCGATTGTTGATCCCACAATTCAGGTTTATAATAATCAGACAAATTTACCAACTTTTTTTCCTTCTTTTTTTTCTTTTTCTCTTTCCTAAAATTTACAAGCGAACAACTAATAAAATCTTTCCTCTTTTTCTTACCCATTTAATTCTCCCCTTCTAAAACCATTTTTATAATGCATCTCCCTACTAATAAAATACAACTGATCAAATATACCCAACGGAAAAAATCCCCCATTTTGCTCTTTTAATATTTCCTTCTCTACACACTCCTTACAATAATATTTTCCCTTATAAATTTCTCTTCTTTCTTTATAAAAAACATTTTTACAAGATGAACATATAAAATAATTCTTTTGAAAACAGATTTTACAAACCTTCTTACCCTCAAACACGGCTTCATAATTCCGTTTCATTAAAACAAAAGATTTCCCACATACATCACATCTAAAATGCAATTTATAAAAACAACTCTCACAAAGTTTTCTTCCATCTTTCCCTTTCAAATAATCATATCTACCAACAAATCTCCCACACTCTCCACACCTCATTAAGAGTTTTTCTGCACATTCCTTACAATACCACGAACTTCCATATGTAATTTTATCTCTTAATGAAAAAACCCCATTACAATTATTACAATTAAAATATCTTGCTTCCCAACAATAAGAACAACATATTTCACCTTCTGGAGTCGAAAAACAACCCCCTCCTATTTTTTCCCCACAAATGGAACATACTGCATTATATTTACAAAATTCATTTTCAAAAATACGATTTTCATGATGACTTATCCCATCAACAATATTTGGAATAAAAATTTTAGGTATCCATTTATGATTCCTTATTTTCCTAATTGCTTTTTCTACTGTACAAAAATCAGGCAATTCCTTCTTAGTTTTTAATATATAAATATTACATTGATCCCCCCTATCAAAGGGGTCCCACCAACTTATAAAACCACTTTTACTATCCACAAATTTATCTGCTTTAAACTTAACAAATTCCCTCCTAACTTTCCACATTTCAAATAACCTTTTAGTTAAAAGCTCTTGTTCCTGATATGAAGCATTATAAGTTTTACCCCATAATATACCTAGCATTGAACCTTCCCTTGTTTTCAATAACCACCCACAATATCTACTATACATAGCTGTACTTCCTTCTACCTCTCTCCACCTACATAAAACAAAAGTCTGTAAAAGCCCTGCACAAATAGCAACATTAGTATTATAATCTCCTGATTGAAGATTAAAACATGAAGTATAATCTGTTGAATTTCCCATTGTTATAATCGTTTTCGGGTCAATAGTTAAAACCCAAGGTTTTGCTTCCTTCACGATTTTACTGATTGTCCCATCAGAAATACCTTGCTTCCTCAAAAATTTTCCAATTTTCAAACCTTTCTCTTTTTTCCCATCTTGCAGCTCCCGAAGCGTAACTTTTTTATCCGCAATTAACTTTTCAAAAATCGGAACTTCTGAAGATTTTTTTGATACTGACCCTAGAAAGTCCGAAATATTTTTATATGGATATACAATTACATCTTTCTCCTTCAATTTAAAATATTTCTTCTTTTTTTCTATAAACTCTTCTAATCCCTCCTCTATAAAAAAGTTATTTATTTTCCTCATATCATTCATTCTTCTACTCATATAATCCCCTCCCTTACAAAAAACTTATTTACATTCTTCCCTAATAAAAAAAACCTCAAGCTATCTAACCCTCTAGATAACTTGAGGTTTCTTTATCCTCAAACTTACTGTTCCTCCCTTTCTTTCATTTTTTCCCCTTAAAATCAGATATTCGGGTGAGCTAATCTGATTTTATTTAACTATCTTATTTTCTCCCTCCCCCTATATATTGTTCAAATAAATATAAAACTCCATCCACAGCGGCATTATCCTTTGCCTTCTGCAACTTATCAGCTAAGTTTTTCAAATACTCCTTCTGCGAAGCACATAAGTCTTCCACTGCATAACTATAAGTCCCTTTCAATGTCATGGTCCCAAGACTTCCTTTTATAAATCGCCTTCCCCAATTCCGCATTGCCACTTCTGTAACACCTTTCCCTTCCTTTGTTTTATATAAATTAGTAAAAGAAACCCCATTATCACCTTCGTCAACTGTACAAATATATACTCCCCCATCATGTGTCACCTTCTTTACCTTCTGAATTAAATCTTTCATAAATACCTCCTTGTGAAAGTGAAAAAATTTGTAGATTAGCTCACCCTCGATTAAAAATATGTTGAAACCGAAACATATTATATATATAAGGTCAAAAGTGCCTCCTGTCAAGTGTTTTATTTAAAAAATCCTTAACTTTCCTGGGCTTCATCAAACAAATCACCCCAAAACTTCTTCTTATGTTTGATTTTCCTAGAAAATTTTATAGGACACATAACACTTCCAATTGGAGGAATTGGCTTCCTAATAGATTTATACATCTCCAATTCCTCTTTCTGTTTCTTTTTTTTCTTCTTCTTCAACAAAGGATATCCCGCCCTTCTTCTTAAATTTAAATATTTTATCAGCACTTGTTTTTATTCTCTCCTGATCAGATATTATTAATAATTGCAAATGTAATTTATTAGAGATATTTTTAAATAACCCTGATAATCTCTCTATAGATTCCTCAGAATGTAATGAACTCGAAGGCTCATCTAAAATAATAAGATTGTTTAATCCTTTTTTTAACTTCCACAATGTTATTTTTAATATAGATCCTATCACTTCACAAACTCCTAATCCCACTTCTCCCAATGGATTATATAACCTTTTATCATTCTCCTCCAAAAAAACATCTGCTTCTATTGTATTCCTCCTTTGTACAAATTCTATCCCAAATTTATAAGTTTCCTCAAATACAACATCTAAAGCCATATTCACCAAACCGCACAAATGAGTTTTAACTTGCTCCTGAGTATCTTGTGCTATCTTCTGCAAAATTGCCCTTGCTTTTGTAGCACACTCCAAAAATTCTATTTGTTTTTTTCTTTCTTCCTCTTTCTTCTCTTTTTCATCTTTCAAAAATTTTAACTTTAAACATTTTTCCTTATAAATTTCTATACTCTTTTGTATTTCCCCCTTATTCCATGTCATATCTTATTTTCTCATAAATTTCACAAATTCTATTCCCTAATTCCTCTCGTTTTTTGCATTTTTCAGATAACAAATCTTCAGCTTCCTCAATAGTCTCCACCCCAAACTCCTCTTTAAATCTTTTCAAAAGTTCTTCTTCCTTTCCTAATGCTTTAATTAATTCATCTCTCCTTTTCGCTCTATCCGCCCTCTCATCTTCAACAAATTCCAATATGCTTTCTATATTATCATTCATCTTTACTCCCTATAATCCTTAAAACAAAGAGGGGCTCCTGCGCCCCACCCCCCATCTATAAATACCTTTTTCTTCCTTGGAGCCGTTCTATGTTTACAATAACAAAAAATCCTCTGAGAAGCATATAATGCCTTTTCATCAATCCTTACTTTATCCCAATCTTTTCTATATTTACAATATCTACAAAACTTCCCTTTAGGATCTCCTAATATTTTTAATATTCTCCCTTTTTTCTTTAAATATGCTAATGTTGGTATAGTCATTTTCACCCTCCTTCTCCCACAGCCATTAATATTGCCTTTCTAACCCCTTCCTCTATTTCATTATAATCTAAAAAATTCCTAATACTTTTCTCAAAATAAGTTCCCACCTCATAATCCTCATTCATAGCTTCAATATAAATCCTCATTTTTTCTTCCTTATATTTCTCTTTTTCCACCTCCTCTATATCAAACACATCGTTTTCTATTGGAATAAACACTTTCTCTTCCTTTCTGGTTTCCGTATCATACACTACAATACATGGTTTATGTTTCACTTGCCCTATAGTCATTCTCATCAAAGAACCACAATTTATCAAACATTTATCCCCTTTTTTACAAATAAAAGAATTATGATTATCTCCTGATACAATTAAATCATAATTATTTTCCCTTAAAAATCTTGAAGCATACAACACATCTTCTTGTCCTGGAAATAATGGTTTATCCTCTAAAATTAACTTATGTATTAACAATATATTAAATCCTTTCAACGGTTCTCTAATAGATTGACCCCAGCTACAGCCATATAACCTAACATCCTTCTCTAGTAAAATTGGAGAATCTGCTTCCACAGTCCTCAAAAATTCTGCTTTCTCTAGCAAACACACTCCTGTTTTATATCTTGTCCTTAATGAATGATATTTTAAATCATGTTGTCCATATACAACATATACGGGAATTTTAATCCTCTTTAAAACCCCTATTATTCGATTCAAAACAGGGAGGCCAGGGGATGGGGTATTGAGAAAATCCCCTGGCTGGAGGACAGCATCAACTCCCTTAGCAAAATCTACAATCCATTCTAACTTGCTAAATAAGGAATCTACATAATCATCTTTCCTATATCTTGGCCTCCTATTTGTTACATGTATATCTGGTAAATTCAATATTATCATAATAATAAGGTTAAAAACGTCTCCTGTCAAGTGTTTTATTGGGAAAATCCTTATAAATCCTCCAATTTCCCACGTATTTCCTTAATTTTTTTCCTATTTAACTTGGTAAAACACAATGGACATTCTCCTAAATCTAATAATGATTCTATATACTTATCCCCTTCCGTCCCTAATTCTAACCTCTTTTGCTCTATTTCATTTTCAAGAGAGGATTTAAGGGTTATAAGGGTTTGGAGTCTTATAATCATCCTATCCTCATCCATATACTCTTTACCCAAGGATTCCAATATAATACAATCCTGTTCCTTCTCAAAAACCTTGTTTAATTGACAAATATGATTTGATATATGCTTTAAATTAGATATGCAGGATTGTAGGATAGAAATTTCTTCTCCCATTTCCCTCCAATCCCAACCAAGACTTTCAATTTCAGAACAGGATTCATCTATTACATTTCTTTTTTCAAGGAAGTAAATATGCTCTTGAATATCCTTAATATGTTCAATGCTATCTTCAAGTCCTTTAGAAAAATAGGAAATCTTTTCATACTCTTCCAAATATGTCTCCAGGAATCCCACATCATTTTTTAAATCCTCAACATAAATATGTAATTGAATATCCTCGTCTATTTTTTCTATCTCCTTATTAATTACTTTAATATCCATAGAAGTTTCTTTTATTATTGAATTAATATTTCCCAAAATTCTTCCAATATCATCTAACCCCACAATATCATTTAAAATTCTTGCAACTTTTCCTGAAGATTCACATAATAGAAAAGGAAGATTAATCTGATATTGAACATTTATCTCTTCTAATCCCAATTTATTTTTTATTTCTTGTGGGACTTCCCCTTTCATAGCTTTAAATATTTGTCCATCTATATAATATTCATCTTCAAAATCATTTCTTCTTCTTTCAATTCCATCCACATTAATTGAAGTTATATCTTTTCCCTTTGCCCAATGAGAACGAAAACCAAAACCTATAGGTCTATTAAATAAAAGCCATCTTAAACTCCTCACTATAGCAGTTTTTCCAGAATCAGAAATACCAGTTATAATATTAACTCCTTCTGATAAATTTAAAACTGTATTTTTATGAGATTGAAAATTTTTTACTGTTATTTTTTTTATCATCTATCCATCCGTATAAATATTCCTTGTTGAATTGCAGTTTTATATTCCTGAATTGCTCCTACAGATTTTTTCCAATTTTTCATCATTACAATTTCATCGCAACGATTCAATATTTCTATATCTCCCCTAAGCCATATTTCATCCTCACAAATTCCATCAAAATTCATTGTATTTAAATGAGGACATATTACAACATAACCTTTTTCCCAATATTTTAAGGCAACTTTTCTAGCACGTCTAATATTGGTTTGTCTTCGTACCCATGATAAAGGCCATATACCATAACCACGATAAGGACCAGATATAAAAATTACCTTCATTTTAGCCCCTTTAAATTTAAAACGCATGATTATACATTATCTCTTTTGCTACTTCTTTTTTCCCATTTTTTTCTACTTTCATTTTAGCAATAAAAAATATGCTCAGACACAGTGTTTTAATTCCTTCAAGTTTAGGACGTATGATTATACATTATTTCTTTTGATATCCTTAAAACACTGTTAATCAGCATCCTTTTTTTCATAAAACCTGTGAATCAAGCTAGAAAATTTCCTATCACGGATGCTGTTTTTATAATTTACAAATCTTTCTTTTCTTTTTCTTCTTTTTTATTTTTTTGTCTTTCTTAATGGCCCTTGCTTTTTCTAAATATAAATCCTGATTTAAACTATTTTTATGAAGATCCCTTTCTCTATGTCCTTCTATCCATTTTTTTACATTTGCCTCTTCTTTTTCCAATTTTACTTTTTCTGGATCTAATCCATTTATTCCTGTTTTTACAATAAAATTTCTATTTATCATTTCAAATGTATAATAAGTTTTTGCCTTCTTATCTTTTTTACTTATTTTTCTCTGAGTTTTAATATACTGTAAATTAGCATATTTCCTTAATTTACAAATTTCTTCATCAGCATACCAAATTACATTTGATAAATCTTTCACTAAAGGACAAAAAGGGGCACAACATGTATCTATATGACTACATTTTTTTATCATTTCTTTTTTCCTCCCTTATTAATTAAAATAACCCTTTTCTTTCCAAAAAAAAATTTCAAAATTCAGGAATTTACATATTTAATATATTCAAAAATCATAATTGGGGGAAGCCATAATAAAAAATCTGAAAAACGAAAAATTGCAATTTGATTATTATAAATTATCCTTTCAAATTCAACTTTACCACAAAAACATTCTAATCTTTCCATCATTTCAAATCGTATCATCACAGTAGATTCTTTATAATCCCTTCTAAAAATCAACAGAGGTTCCTTACCATTTTCTTTTGCTACCATAGCTATTTTATTCCATTCAAATACAATGGAACCCTCTCCCCATTTATTAGAAGGAGAATCAACCAATTCTAATATATCCCACTTATTATAACCTCTTTTACATTCAATTACAAAAACATCCAATAATGGCTTCCCCAAAGGATCTGCACAAGTTAAATCCCCTATTTGATATGCTGTATTTTTCCCTTGTTTACTTCTTTGAGTAGCCCTCGCTCCAGAACTATGAGTAGACCAAAATATATCATCTCTTTCCTCCTCACTCCACCATAAAGATAGTTCTTTCGCTATTTCGTGTTCATATTTTGCCCCTTTAGCTTTACTTTTTCTTCCCATTAACTTTCTCCACTTTACAAAAATCTCCATATTTCCTTCTATTTATTTTAATTGATTCTTCTATTTTATACCATTCTTTAGCTACTAAATCTCTTAATTCCTGTTGTCTCTTCCCTTTTTCTATTTCATCAATTATTTTATTTTTCATCATGTCTTTCATAAAACCATCTGTATCAATTATCCTTTTCCCTTTTGGTTTCTTCCAAATATTTTCATCAATTAAAAAATCTACCATACTTTCTATATCATCAAGACCATAATCATGATATAAGGGAAAGGAAATTTCTCTTTTATCTGGAGCAATCTTATTTTTTTTAACTTTAACTCTAACATTTGTTCCTATCACCCTATTTCTATCTTCTATTTCCTTTCCACTATATAACCATATAATATGAGAAGCAAAAAAATTCAAAGCCTTCCCTCCCGCCCTTCTTTGCTTACTCCCAAACATAACTCCAATATTGTCTCTTAATTGAGAAATGATAACTAATAATACCTCCTTTTCTTTAAAAGAATCACAAAAATCCTTAAAGAATTGATTCATTACTGTAGCTACTCTAACTCTATAAGCCCCTTCACAAATATCTCTTTTAATACTATCCTCATCAGAAAGGGCATCCAAAGAATCTAAAATATATACAAATTTACTATAAGTATTTAATTTATCAAGAACAGATTTATAAAAATCTTCTATTGTTTTAGATGGGGGATCAAGGAGAAAATCTTTAATTTCATAATTATATAAATGATTAGTATCAATACTCATTGCACATTCTGTTTCATCATAAAAAATTTTATAATCTTTGTATTTTTTAGAATTAAAAAGGGCTCCAATCAATTCAAGAGCCAAGAAAGTTTTCCCTGTTGCTTGATCCCCCACTATATTCACAATTCTTCCCACAGGCCACCCACCATCGGGGGTTTGAGACAAGGCAAGATTTAATAATGTTGAACCTGTGGGAAGTAATACTAATTTTTCATTTTTCATATTACCTTCTTCCTACTTCTTTATTATACATCTCTCTACATTGATCATAAATAGATTGAGGACAAATTTCACAATCATCTATTCTTTCATATTCTTTAGCAAAACAAGGAGGAAATTCTTCCTTTGGTTTTTCAACATCAACTCGAACATCATTTTGATCATCTAAAACTTCCTTTGCAGAAGTTTCTTCTGCATGATCTACAACTAAAATCCCTTCTTTAGCCTTCAAAACTTCTTCATATGTCGGAATATATAATACATCATCCCATATTATAACTTGTTCCATTAGCTTATCTATTTCACTATCTGTCAATGTTCCTGGTTCTCTTTCTATTATATCAACTTCCTTATATTTTGTAGTAGTTACAGTTGTCCCTTCTCTCTCAAAATAAACATTCCATTTAGAATATGGATTACAATAATCCTTTTCAATTGCTCCTGTTCTTCTATTCCTTGCCCTTCCTGGCAACACCTTCTCAACGGAAACATATGGAGCCTCAACAAGTTGTAACCCTTTTTCTTTTTCAGATATAATCAAAGCATTATATAAAGCCTTTGTTATATATTTTACTTCCGAAGGCAAATCACTATATTCTACCCCCTCCTCTTTTTGCATTTTTAACCTTGCTTCACATAAAGGACATCTTGCTCCAATTGTTTTATTTAAACAAATAAAATTATCTCTATCATTAGGTCCTACATTACTATGATAATATACAATTGTAGTATGTGCCCAAAAATTCCCTTTATATTTTGCCCAATCAATATCTTGCTCTCTATGTCCTACGATAAGAGTAGGTTCTTTAAGATTAAAAGGGAATAATACCATCTCAGTAGGACCTTCTGGAATTTTATATTTCTTTATATCTCTCCTATTATATATAGATTTATAATCACCTAAATCCGCCAATTTTGATGTTGTTTCTATTGAATCATTAAGTCCTTGGAAATTGGGTCTATTTCTTGGCATAATTGCCTCCTCTAATTAAAATTAACAAAATCATTATTTAAAACTCTTATTAAGTTCTTCATCAACTTCTTTAACTTCTATATCAGCAAAATATTGACTTTTATGCATTTCCCACAAAATAGCAATCATATCTTTTTTCTGTCGAAGAGCACTCCTTTTACCTTCAAGCTTTTCATATATATATTCTACCTCTATCAACTTTTTCTTCTTTTCATAAATTTCCTTTTCATACTCAATCAAAAGAGCATTTCCAGTAACCGCCGCTGCTATAGTACTTTCTGTTACCTTCTCTACATGATAAATATCCTTCATCTCTGCAACAGAAAGAGCCCGTATTTCTATTTCTTTTACAGCCTTCCTTCGTTTAAATTCTTTTTCCATTTCTTTTATCTCTACATCTAATTCCATTTTCTCTTTTAAAACTTCTGCTATTTCCTTACAAACTTCTTCATACAATCGAGGTTGATCTACAGCAGCAATATCAAGTTGATATTTATTTATTTCATTTACTCCCTCAAATTTATCTTTTCCCATATCTATTTCCCCTTAAAAATAGTGTTGCAAATTGCATAATATAAAGAAGCCTTTCCTCCTTGAAAAGAATCAGCAAATTCATCAATAACATACATAAAAAATTCTGGATTTCTTTTATTTAACATAATAGATCCAAAATAATTTAAAACCATCATCCTCACTGTATCCACATTTGAAATTTTCATATCTTTTAATATCTTTCTAGCTTTTTCCCATCTCTCTATACTTGGAGAAGTCCCCATAATCAATCTACAAATATCTATCATTTCTCCTTCACAAACATCTTCTTTATCAATTATATCAAGAATTAAATCTTTATCTTCTAAATCAATCACTTTCATTAAAAGTTTTAAAGCCTTTCTTGGTACTCCTTTACTTTTTTCCGCTATAGATAAAACAATTTCATTATCAAATTCTTTTTTTTCTTTAGATAAAATTATTCTTACAAGCTTTTTTGTTTCCCTAATAAATAAAGGTTTTATTTCATATTCCGTACATCTATCTCTAAGTGTAGGCAAAATGTTTTCTGGCATAGTAGTACAAAATATAAAATACGCATAATCTGGAGGATTTTCAGTCGGTTTCAACAAACATTCGGAAGCTTGAGAAGTCAATTGATGAGATTCATCTAAAATGTAGAATTTCAATTTCCCAAAAGGTTTGTATTTTACATTTTCTTCAATACTTCTAGTTGTATCTATCCCTCTTGTATTTGCCGCATTATACAAATAAATATCTTCCTTTCTAACACCTAATTCATTAGCAATTGTTAATGCTAATGTTGTTTTTCCCACTCCTTTCTCTCCACATAAAAGAAAAACATGATGCCTTTTAATTGCTTTTTCCAAAGAAGCAACTACAGAAGCATTTCCTATATAATCTCTAAAACAAGTAGGTCTATGTTTAATCAAAAAATTTTCCATTAAATCTCCTCCTTAATCTACTTTAATAATAAGATATTCCTGTCTATTTGTCAAGTGTTTTCTTTCATTTCTCCTAAATTTTTTCCAAACTCCCATTCAACAATTAATGGCACTATAATCCAAGGATTTTCCTCTCTAATTTTATCACACATGATAGAAGAAACTTCCTTTTCTAATTTATTTTTTTCTTTTGGATTAATATCAAATATAATTTCATCATGAATCTCTCCTATAGCCCAACTATTTTCCCATTTACAAGTTTTATATTCTTGAACAATTGACCATAAAAGCATATGAAAAGCAGTCCCTTGAACTGGCGTATTTATTATTTGATTTCTGTCAATATACCCTCTTCTACAAAACCCAAATGGATAATTAACATAACCATTTTGTTGATAATTAGACAAAGAATTATCTATCCATTTCTTCACTCCCTTATATTTATTCCAAAATTCCTTTTCACACTTTTGGACATGCCTAATTGGTAAATTAAGATTTAATGCACAAGATTTATAATAACTTCCATAAAATAAAGGAAATACAAATTTATTTTTTGCATTGTATCTAAATTTAGATTTCCAATCTGGATGGGAATCATCAACATTGAATAACATATTAGCCCATACCCCATGAATATCATCCCCATTCCATAATTCTTCACATAAAACTGAATCTTTTGATAA